TGAAACAAGTATTCATAGTAAAAGCTACAGTCACATCATTCGTAATGTATACGGAGTACCAAAAGATGAATTCAACAAGATTCACGACACACTTGAAATTGTTGGCATGGCAGCTAGTGTTGGTCGCTATTATGAGGATCTTCATATTCTCAACAGCCGTAAAGAGTTGGGCGAGGTCATTGATCTCAATGTTCACAAGCGAGCCATATGGATGGCCCTACATGCATCCTACGCACTTGAGGCCCTAAGGTTCATGGTATCCTTTGCCACTTCACTGGCTATGGTAGAAAACAAAATCTATATCGGTAATGGAAATATTATATCCTTAATTTTACAAGACGAGTTGTTGCATACAGAATGGACTGCTTGGTTGATCAATCAAGTAACAAAAGACGACGCAGATTTTCTGCCCATTGAAGAAGAATGTAAAACTGAAGTTTATCAACTCTACATGGATGTTATCCGAGAAGAAAAAGAATGGGCAGAATATCTGTTCAAGAAAGGTGTAGTCATTGGACTCAACGCACAAATTCTAAAAGACTTTGTGGACTACACAGCATTTACTAAATTAAAAGAAATAGGAATTAAGTATCTAGGCGACCATCCTAAATCTAGTCCTATTCCGTGGTTTAATAAACACGTTAACATTAATAAAAAACAAACAGCATTACAAGAAAACGAAAGCACAAACTATGTTATCGGGGTCATGAGTGATGCAGTCAGTTATGACGAATTACCAGATCTATAAGGAAAATAAAATGAAAGCTATTGTATGGAGTAAGTATCACTGCCCCTATTGTGATCAAGCAAAAGCATTGTTAAAACAAAAAGGTATCCCGTTTGAAGAAAAGAAAATTGGCGACGGTTATACCAAAGAGGAATTGTTGGAAGCAATCCCAACAGCAAGAACTGTGCCTCAAATTTTTATCGATGACGAACTCGTTGGTGGATTCACAGAACTGAGGGCAAGATTAAATGGATGATAAAGATACTATTATACTTGATTCAGACGATAACATTAGTATAAATGTAGATGACATATTGTCCGACACTATTACTATAGATACTAGCAGTATGGATAGCAGTAACTATATCTATTCTAATAGCGGACAATTTTCAATCGGCGCAGCCGGATCTACCTATGGTAATATTACTTTCAATACAGGCTCGAGTGGATACAACGGAACTTGGTCTTCACTGAACAATAACTCTGTAATGACTGCTAACGGTGCAGGCCTTCACGTAACATCAGATGCTGAGTTTGAAGGCGATGTTAAGATCAAAGGTGTTAGCATTGCCAAAGCATTAGAAGATATACAAAAGCGTTTGGCCATACTTGTGCCAGACCCTGCAAAACTAGAGCACTTCGCAGCTCTTAAAAAAGCCTACGAGCATTATAAAACACTCGAAGCATTATGCGAAATACCTAAACAAGAAGAAGATAATTAATGGATTACAAAGTTAGAGACATTGGCCTTGCTAGTTGGGGCCATAAAGAAATTGCCATTGCCGAAAGCGAAATGCCCGGCCTAATGGCCATACTAGAAGAATACAAAGACGAACAACCCCTCAAAGGTGCTCGTATATCGGGGTCATTACATATGACTATTCAAACTGCCGTGCTGATCAAAGTATTGGTTGCACTAGGTGCAACAGTTCGATGGTCGAGTTGCAATATCTTTTCAACACAAGATCATGCTGCCGCGGCCATTGCTGATCTAGGTATTCCTGTTTTTGCATGGAAGGGAGAAACTGAAGAAGAGTATTGGTGGTGCATTGAACAAACTGTAAGAGGTGCTAACGGATGGGAACCTAATATGTTGCTTGACGACGGACATGACCTTACATGGTGGGTTATGGAAAAACATCCCGAGTTAGTTGCCAACATCCTTGGTGTTAGCGAAGAAACTACTACAGGTATCTATCGTATCAAAGAAGCAATTGCCGCTGGCAAGTTTCCATTTCGAGCATTTAATGTTAACGACAGTGTAACTAAATCTAAGTTTGACAACTTGTATGGTTGCCGTGAAAGTTTAGTTGATGGTATCAAACGTGCTACCGATGTTATGATTGCCGGCAAGACTACTGTAGTAGCTGGATACGGTGATGTAGGTAAAGGTTCTGCACAGGCTCTTAGAGCACTATCCGCACAAGTTTGGGTAACTGAAGTTGATCCAATTAACGCACTACAGGCAGCAATGGAGGGCTATCGTGTTGTCACAATGGAGTATGCCGCAGATAAGGCAGACATCTTTGTAACAGCTACTGGTAACGTTGATGTTATCACACGTGAGCATATGAACCAGATGAAGGATCAAGCAATCGTATGTAATATTGGACATTTTGACAACGAGATCGACGTAGCCGGGCTCGGCGATTGCACATGGGAAGAAATTAAGCCGCAAGTGGATCACGTTATTTTCCCAGACGGCAAACGTATTATCATGTTGGCCAAAGGCAGACTAGTTAATCTAGGCTGTGCCACTGGTCACCCTAGTTACGTTATGAGCAACAGTTTTACAAACCAAGTTCTGGCACAAATAGAACTGTTTAAAAACTTCAATGAATACAACCCGGGAGAACTTTATATTCTTCCTAAAATTCTTGATGAAAAAGTTGCAAAACTACATTTAAAGAAAATTGGTGCAGAGCTAACCACACTGACTAACAAACAAGCTGAATACATCGGAGTCGATGTTGCAGGCCCATACAAACCAGAAACTTATAGGTATTAATATGTTATTACAAAAACCAATGGCAACAGGCGATGTTGTCAGCATTAAATTTATCAACGGTGAAGAAATCATCGCTAGATTAGACGAAGAAGGCTCGGACACAGTTACCGTTACAAAACCGCTAACTGTTAGTTTGGGCCCACAAGGATTAGGCATGATTCCTTTTCTCTTCCTAGGTGCTAGAGATAGCATTACATTAAAGCATTCACATATTTTGGCAATGTGCCCCAGTAAAAAAGATGCCGCAGATCAATATATGCAAGGAACTACCGGCATTGCACTTGCTTAAATAAGTGTAATGGGGGGTAAAATATGCCATATGTAAAAGGTGCATCGGCACACGGAGTTGTTCACGTTGCCGATGTTTATAATAGTCCAAATGTATATGCAAATAATACATTGATCGCACTTTGGAATGCTGCCGGCGGAACCGGCGGGTATTCCTTTAGTGCAGTTATACCGTCAATAGAAATTACAGAGCTCGAAGTTGCGTATGTAAATGAACAGTTAGATGCTGACGGAGTGGACGATTTCAGCACATCTTCATATGCTGCACAGCAGATCAGTCAAAGTGTTGCTGTTGGTGTGTCCTCTGGGGCCATGACCTCGGCAACTACAGCCACTACAACAGTGGGCATTGCTGATACTACTCCTGCTCCAGTGTCGACCGGCACAGTTATCGCAGCTGACTGGAATCAATTTAATCAAGACAATATCCCTTACGACACATTGATGTTAACACCAAAAACGTCTTTGGCAACTTTTACAAAAAAGACAGGATTATGGACCACACAGCCGACTCCGTTGGGTCCAAACGCAGTTCAGCCTGCTGGGGGCGACAACAAGCATCTCAAGGAACAAGACTTGTTCCGTAAGGGGCAAAAGATAGGACACATTACCGTTCCACAATTATTACATAACCTATCTAATCTTGCTGCCAATGTTTGGGAGCCAATTAAGGCCAAATATCCAGGTGCTATAGTTACCAATACGTTTAGACAAAATCCACCGGGTGGAAAAAGTCAGCAAGCACAACACGGCGCTGGAATGGCAATGGATATTCAAATTCCGGGATTTGGTCCGCAAGAATATTTAGATGCATGTATTTGGATACGTGATAATTTGCCATTTGATCAATTACTGCAAGAAAAAGCGGGCAACACTAGATGGATCCATGTTAGCCATTATAGTGGTTACGGTTACAAAACAGCAGAAGCCAATAGGGTAGCAAATATGGTAGTTAGTCCAAGTCCGGCATTCACGCCTGGGTTAGCACTAATGGCATAATTTGGTAAAATTTTGGTTGACTTTTCACAAAGAAACGTATATAATTAACACAGTAGGAACAGAAGTATGCAGGGAATAGTAAAATGGTTCAATAATTCCAAAGGTTTTGGATTTGTTGTTCCGGCAGGAACTACAGATGATATATTTGCTCATTTTAGTCAAATTAAAATGGACGGATATAAAACGCTGAAAACCAATCAAGAAGTTGAGTTCGAATTGGTAGAAGGCGACAAAGGTAAACAAGCTCACAACATTACACCGATAAAGAAAGATTAATCATGTATCTTTATGAAGTTTGGATCCGTTTAAATCCTTATCAAACTGCACACGTTCGCGTTAATGCAAACAACGATTGGGAAGCCAAACTAATTGCCGAAAGCCAATATGGCTCGGGTAATGTATTGAATTATACTCGTATTAATTAAATATGAGTGCGTTCGCAGGGGCAAGTTTGCGTAGCAGATAGGCAGTAGGTGAGATTCCTGCAGGCTCGGCAGAGGCCACACACACCCTGGGAGGTCTGTCAAAAGTTAAGACTGTATGAAGTAGACAGAAAAGGATTCAAGACGCGGGGGCAGTGCCCGCCAGGTCCACCATAAACATACTCTAGCCGCAAGGTAACAAGTGGGTTCATCCATGAAGTATGTTTATGATGGGCCTGACACAGGATCGATTGGGTCAAGAGTACAGAAATGGACAGTCCGGCAATGTAGAAGCCGTTAGGATTGGGGTAACCCGGTCGAAGAAGCAAAACAAAGTAACCGCAAACGACTCACAGTTCGCATTAGCTGCCTAAACTCAGCTTAGGGGAGTTATCCCTCGTAACAGAAAATAGCAAGAACCCGCTTCGGCGGGTTTCTTTTGTTCAGAATCTATTGACATTAGTGCAAACACTGATATATAATAGTGTAATGACAAAAGTCATTAATTTAAAGGAAATAGAAATGAAGAAAATTATTGCAATCTTGGCTTTGGCCCTATCTGGTACTGCGTTTGCCGCAGATTATGTATCTGTTGATGTTGACGCTGTCAAAGGTGTTGACGGGGCAAAAGACAGCACAGCACAATATGTTCGTGCAGGTAAAGGCTTTGGCTCTTACCAATTGGGCTTACAGGCTCGTACCGCTACTGTTGACGGCGGCGGCATGTTAAACAGCTTAGAAGCTACAGTTGCTAACAACAAAGTTGGCTTTGCCGGTATCACTCCATTTGTTGGTGTTGGTTACGACAATGGCTTCAACGGTGCTAAAGGCGCAGACTATACATATGGTCTAGTTGGTGCCACCCTTGGTCGTCCAGTTGGTCCAGGCTTTGCCCTATTAGGTGCTAAGACTCGTGTCGGGACCACTGCCGCAGTCGAAACTAAACAAACAGTTGCGTTTGCTACTTACAGCCTCCCAGTTGCTAAAGGTGTTTCAGTTAACTTTAACGCAAGCAAGAGTTATCAAGACATCAAAGAAAATGCTTATGGTCTTGGCCTAGGCTTTAGTTTCTAATTTTAATTAGATAGAATTAACCCGCTTCGGCGGGTTTTCTTTTGGCAAAAATTTCTTGAGTTTGTAATCATACTGTAATCATTTTGTGTTTAAATAGTTACATCACTAACACAAGGAGACTTACTGTGAAAAGACTATTAGCTATTCTATTAGCAGCCGTGACACTTACTGCTCACGCACAAGAAACAATTAACGGAGCTGGTGCAACATTCCCAGCACCCCTGTATTCAAAGTGGGCAGAAGCCTATAACAAATCAACTAATGTTAGAATTAATTACCAATCAGTAGGGTCGGGTGCAGGCCTACGTCAAATTGAAGCTAAAACTGTGACCTTCGGAGCAAGTGATATGCCCTTAACTGATGAGAAGTTAACAGCACTGGGAGTATTTCAGTTTCCCACAGCCATCGGTGGTGTAGTTCCTGTTATTAACATTAAAGGCATTGAGCCAGGTAGTATGCGCCTAACTGGACCGATGATTGCTGATATTTTTCTAGGTAAAATTAAGCGTTGGAATGATCCTGCTATCGTAGCACTAAATCCTAAACTACCTCTACCTGATCAAGAAATTGCAGTTGTTCGTCGTGCTGATGGCAGTGGGACAACATTTATCTGGACTAACTATCTAAGCAAGGTTAGCAAAGATTTCAAAGACGCTATAGGTGAAGGCACTGCGGTTAATTGGAAAGTAGGTGCAGGCGGCAAGGGTAATGAAGGTGTTGCTGCAATGGTTAGACAACTTCCAGGAACATTGGGCTATGTCGAATATGCCTATGTTAAGCAGACTAAGATGAATTGGGTTAACGTGCAAAATGCCGCTGGTAATTGGGTAGCCCCCACAGAAGATGCATTCAAGGCGTCCGCGGCAAATGCTGATTGGAACAAGACATATTATCATATTCTAACAGACCAAAAAGGTAAAGACGCTTGGCCTATTAGTGGAGCAACATTTATCATTGTTCATCTAAAACCGTTAAGACCTGTAGAAGTTAAAGCCGCACTGACATTCTTTGACTGGGCATTTGTCAATGGTGATAAGATGGCCGACGACTTAGATTATGTAGCGTTACCCTTAGCAGTCAAAAATAAAATTCGTGCAGATTGGAAACAGTTGGGACTAAATTAAATCAGATAGGTATTAATTACCAACCCGCTTCGGCGGGTTTTCTTTTGGTAAAATCATCAGTTGACTATACCTTGATATTGTGCTATTATAATAAAACTTATACACATGGAGGTTCTTATGAACACAGAAAATACACTTTTGAATATTAAACAGTTTTGCTTATCCAATTCCGGTAATGAGCAAATTTGGACTAACAAGTCTGCAACATATCAATGGAACCGTGGCCGAGATACTGCATCCGGACTAGTTAACGGAGTAGTGAGAAAACTAGCAGGTATTGACGCAACCGGTGCCCAAATTTGGGTAGTTGCTGGCAGTTTTAAAATTAACGAACATGGGACTGTGTTGCGATTTACCGGTATCCCTAGCAAGATCCAAAAAACTTTCGAATCTGCTCATCAGGTAGCTAACGCCGAGCAAGACCTTGAAGTCTGTAATAACTAATGAAACTTTGTCCAAAATGTGAGCCTCGTGCTCTATGCTGTGACTTCTGTGCTTACTACCAGTTCAACGGTGACGAACGTGGCCGATACACAGGCGATGGTTGGTGTCGCAAACATAAACGTAAAGAAGATCCTGCAAGTCTTTGCGACGACTTTTTCTGCTTCGAAATCCTAAGGAAAAACCCTAATGACAATGCATCTACATCACCCTGCACTGAGCCTTTCTGGGAAAAAGAAGGGTAAGGTTAAATTCCGAAATGCCGAGGAAGCACGGAAGTCTCGCGAGCTCGATGAACAGTGGACTGCCTTGCAAAAAAAATGGGGAGTAGAGTCTGAAGACAAAAAACGAAAACGAGCAATGTCTGCCGAAACTCTTATCTATTCATTGCCAACTCCTATTGGCAGAACAAACACTCATCATATTAAAAGCCTAAACTCCGGTGCAGGTGTTGCTGTATTAAAGCCAAGTCCCGTTTATACTGGCACTAAAATTAAAGGTATCGGAACCATGCATAAGAGTAATGCCGTGCCAATTTTCTCGGACGAGGAAGCAGTGGCTATTGCGAACATGCGCCGATAAATATTCAATGAAACCGACATTAAATGAAAAATTTCTCGCCTATCTAGCACTATTCAGCGGATTGTTCTTATCACTGGTTGCAGAGTATTATAGTATTCTGGGACTAACCTCTATTTTCTCCGCCGCAGTTATTCCTGTAGTTATTATGGGCATAGCGTTGGGACTAGGTAAAATATCAGCTACCTTGTGGCTAAAACAAAATTGGAATATTGCCCCGTGGAGTATGCGAGCGTATCTATTCACTGCCATTATGGTTCTTATGATAGTAACCAGCATGGGCATCTTTGGCTTCTTAAGCAAAGCACACAGTGACCAAAGTCTAGTCAGTGGTGATGTAATGGCTAGGATTGCCGTATATGATGAAAAGATTAAAACTAGCAAGGACAATATAGATGTTAACCGTAAGGCGCTTAAACAGATGGATGAAGCTGTGGACCAAGTTATGGCACGAAGCAGTTCAGAAACGGGTGCGGACAAAGCTGTTAACATTAGACGCTCACAACAAAAAGAACGTGCCCGTCTTCAGTCTGAGATACAAGCCGAACAGAAAACTATTAATGCCCTTAGCGAAGAACGTGCGCCAATTGCAGCCGAGGTTCGTAAAGTTGAAGCAGAAGTAGGACCAATCAAATATATCGCTGCCTTCGTCTACGGTGAGACTGATCAGACAATTCTCGAAAAAGCAGTGACCTGGGTTATCATTATACTGATTGTAGTGTTTGATCCGTTAGCTGTTATTCTACTGCTGTCTAGCCAAATTAGTTTCCAAAACTTTAGAGAGCGCAGGCAAGAAGACCATCCTCCTTATTATGTTGCCGATGTAGGCGAAAAACCCACAGCAGAAGAATTGGCGGAGGGTGACGACATAGTCGAAGAACAACCCACTGTCACACAATCTCAAGATCCACACCCCCCAGGCTGGATGTTCTCTGATCCTATAGCTAGGGATACAGAAAAAGAAAAATCTATACTAGCACAACACCCTTATCTATTAGAACCATTTGTAAGTTTCAAAGATTTAGAACCAATGGTGTATAAACCTGAAGTAGCTTCTACCTCAACTTATCGACTTTTTCCTGCACTACAAGAAGAACTAAACAAAGCAGATGAAAGTCTGTTTGTTCAGAACGAAGAACAGAAGGAAAGCAATCTTTGGACCAAAACAGTTGAAACCATTAGTCAGGAAGAATATCAAGCGGAAGCGATAAGTAGACAAGAGCTTACGTTAAACGAATGGATTAGTAAGATTAGATCAAAAGAAATTAGTATGGCCGATGTCCCGGCACATATTCTACTAGAAGTTAGAGCAAGGATTTAAAATGGAAGGTAAAATTACACTAATCACTCCACCTGATATTTTTGAAAACGAATCATATAGTGTGTTGTTTATGCACCTAAGTGATACGGATCAAGAAAAAGTCAGCGAGTGGTTGGCAAATTCCGATATTACGGAAAATATTAATGTTTATTTTTACGATCATGAGATTGACCTGCCTTGGTTGTTTCATGCGTTGAATAGATGCGAGTATAAGTTTATAGACTTAGATGGTCTAAATTATATCACAGAGTCATTGGCCGGTTTTATGTTAGGTAAGAAAGAAACATTCTATAAGGTTACTAATGAAAACACATCCGCAGTTTATCATTATATAAATCAAAATCGGATAACTAATATTGAATCATTTTTAGAAAAGGCATTTGATGGCAAAGCAGGAAGAACACGTCTGTGACTTTTGTGGTAAGAGCAAAGAGGACGTTGAAAAATTAATAGTTGGAGAAAATGCGGCTATCTGTAATGACTGTGTTGACCTATGCGTTGACATACTCAGAGACGAAAAGATCAAACCATTTCGAACCGACGAGTCTAAGCTACTCAATCCCGTTAAGATTAAAGACTTTCTTGACGAGTATGTGATCGGCCAGGAAGATGCTAAGATTGCACTCAGTGTTGCAGTTAGTCAGCACTTCAAACGTATCAATCACTCTAACCCTAATATTGAGTTAGAAAAGACCAACGTGCTAATGCTAGGACCAACTGGTTGTGGCAAAACTATGATGGCACGTAAAATTGCACAATATTTAGATCTACCATTTGCTATCTGTGATGCCACAGGTATTACAGAAGCAGGCTATGTAGGTGACGATGTTGAAAGCATCCTTACACGATTAATCAATGAAGCAGACGGTGATATAGAAAAAGCTTCACGCGGTATCATCTATATTGACGAAATTGATAAAATTGCTCGCAAGGGCGAAAGTGTCAGTATCACTCGTGACGTTAGCGGCGAGGGCGTTCAACAGGCATTGCTCAAGATGATTGAAGGCAGTGTGGTTAGAGTGCCGTCTTCCGGAAAACGTAAACATCCCGGTAATGATATGCAAGAAATTGACACACGCAGTATCTTGTTTATTTGTGGCGGTGCATTTGTTGGCCTAGATAAATTGATACAGCAACGCACTAACAAGCGTTCTGTAGGTTTTGCCGCAAATGTGGAAATGGAAACTGACACAAACTACTACCAAGAGGTAACAACTAAGGATTTGATCAAATACGGATTGATTCCTGAGTTTGTTGGACGTTTTGGTCTAATTACCAACGTGGATGAGCTAACTGAGGAACAATTAGTTAAAATTCTGTTAGAAACAAAGAATAGCCCAATTAGACAGTATCAATACATGTTTGAGATAGACAGAATTAAACTGGAATTTGACAATGCTGCATTGGGAGAAATTGCACGTAAAGCCAAAGAACTTAAAACCAATGCCCGTGGCTTAAAGAACATTATTGAAAAAATTCTACTACCTTACCAATTTGATGCAGTAAACCTTGTCGAAAGAGGTTTAACCACAATTCGAATAAGTAAAGATACTGTTGAAGGGAGACCAGCAGTTATGATTTTTAATAAAGTAAAAAATGAGCAAAAACAATAAAGCATTTATGGGTAATAAGGTTATCGTAGGCGACATGCCACTGCACACAGCCTTAAGGAAATTTAAACAAAAAGTGGATGATTCTGGACTTCTTGAAGATCTAAGAAGCAGAATGTTTTTTGAAAAGCCCACTACTGAGCGCAAACGTAAAAAAGGTGCTGCCAAGGCCCGTTGGAATAAAAAATTGCGCGATCAGCAATTACCTAAAAAAATGTATTGACATATCATATTAAATGTGCTATACTAAAGTATGGCAAAACATTTAATGATCGACATGGAGACTATGGCTGTCTCCCCAAACGCAGTTGTCCTATCTCTAGGAGCTGTCCACTTTAATCCCTGGGGCAATGGATACGGAGATAAACTTTATTTCCGTATTGACCTCGACGACCAAGATAAACTAGGACGAGAGATTGATCCTAACACTATCGAATGGTGGAGCAAACAAGATCCTGCAATTATGGAAGAGGCATTCAGTCCAGACGATCGCATTTCTTTAGTAGACGCAATGGATCAGTTCCACAAGTTTGCTTGGGGATGTGATGCATTTTGGTCACACGGTGCTACCTTTGACTTAGTAATCATCGAAAACCTCTATCGTCAACTTGGCAAGCCCTTACCTTGGAATTATTGGCAGTTACGTGATACCCGCACCTTGTTTGATTTGGGGTTCGATCCGGACATGCCCAAAGGTGGAAAACACGATGCTCTACAGGATGCTATTCGCCAAAGTGTAGGTGTCCAAAATATCTACACCAAGATGAAAATTCGACCTAAATAAATTGACAACATAGGTTTTTTCTTGTATAATATAAGTTCCGCACAAGGGTGCGGGACATTAGCAAAACTGGAAAGGACCAAAATGCTACAATTGACAACCGCTGGGCAATTCGGCACAGCGAAAACTTACGCTCAAACTAAAAATGCTCGCTATACTAGCACTAAGAGCAATATCCGTTCAATCAAACAACGATGGGACGAAACTTACAACAAACTTCCTGCATACTACCAATCAATTGTTGATGGCCAACTCGAAGCTGCAAAGTCTGAGTTCAAGCGCAGAAATCCGAATCGAAAGAAGTTTCAAGATCTTTTGCTTGCAGAAGCAAAGTCTGCAATTATGGACTCAGTTAAGATTGACGGCACAATGCAACGTCAATTGGACATTATGTGGGTTCTTAAAATTATCAACCAATTTATGGAAACATTGGTTGTTCCTATTCAAGTATATCGCCCTAACCTAACAAAGGATGAATTCCTTGCATGGGACGGACAGCATACTTTAGTTGCACTCTGGCTAATTGCTACACACATCTTTGAGGAAGACCCCTCTACACTTACAATTCCTGTTAACATGTATCAAAGTTCGCTTAAGGCAGAGATGCGAGCTAACTTTATTATCATTAACGGTCGTGAAGGTAAAAAGCCTTTGGATCTAATCGACATCTGGGAACAAATGATCTTTGGTGTGCGTGTTGACCAATCTAAAAATCCATTGTGGGTAGAAGCGGAACAAAAACAGCAAAGCATTGAAAAATGGGGCTTGTTCGTTACTGCTAAAAAGTTCGGTGACGACGAAGAAGCAGGTGCTGTTACTCGTTTGCAAGAAATTAATAAACTGGATGTTGCCAGCGTAGCACACCTGTGTCAGTATCTTGCAATGTCAACGCAACTCAGTCGTCCGGTTGAAGAAAAAGAAATGGTTATGATGGCTCATTATTTTGAACAGTGCCGCCTGCGTGGAATTGTAGTCGATGCCAAGTATATTAATAAATTGGCCAGTGTTGCAATTACTTTGTGGGACGCCGACTTCAGTCCAAATGGTAAGTTCTGGATCAAAGCCAGCAACGCATATCATAACTGGCATAATGCAAATAGTGGAACTACATGGCCGGGCCGCTTTAACAAAGAACCAGTTCATGGATTTCCGTTTTTGGTTGACCAACTTAAGAAGTCTCTGGGCTTGCCTGTTCCACGTAACAACAGCAAGAGCGAATTCCGTCCTGCCAGCTCGGATTTGTTCTAATGCGTGAACTAAAGTGGGACCAACCTAAGTCGTTGTCTCAACTTAAAAAGGAACAGGGCAAAGTTTGTTCTGTTCCTGGTTGTGGCAAACCTCTGACCCATATGCAAGGTCCCGGGTCAGGAGTATTGTGCAGAGATCATCAGGTTCAACAAAGAGAATACGGTGGTCTTGGGCGTTATGATCGTCCACACACATTTCATCGTAAATGGGTTTGTGATGAGTGCGGAACTAATGTATTGGAAGATCCGCGTCTTGCAGATATTGAAGATGAAATTGTCAAACGCAGAGTTGCACGAATCTTAATGCACGGTGATCATCAAGAACGCCAAGCAGACGGTGGAGATGACACTGCCGCAAACATTCGTAGCCTTTGCTATGTGTGCCATGCAAAGAAAACAGTCTTGAACGAAGACTATCGTAAGTAAGAAAAATCCGGGTATTGGCAGTGCCCAGATTTCCTTGTATAATTAATATCATGCAAACTAATATAATTCATAATCAAGATTGTGTAGCAGGAATGTTAGCATTACCCAAAGGTAGTGTTGATATTGTTGTTACCAGCCCTCCATATAACTTAGGTATCAATTATGGAGTGTATAAAGATGATAAGCCTCGTAAAGATTATCTCGATTGGTTAAGCAGTGTATTTGCCGCAGTTAAACATTGCCTCAAAGATGACGGACACTTTTGGCTCAATGTAGGATACAGCAACGCGGATCCTTGGGTAGCTATGGATGTTGCACAAGTAGCTAGGGATCACTTTGTGTTACAAAACAGCATAATGTGGGTTAAAAGCATTTATGTAAACGGAAAAACATCTGGTCACTTTAAACCAATTAACAGTAAAAGATACGTTAGTCCAACTTGGGAACATCTTTTCCACTTTACTAAAAATGGTGCTGTGGAAATGAACAGACTAGGAGTTGGCGTTCCTTATGAATGGTTTGAAGCTAATTTACGTAATCCTAAAACAGCAGCCACTAAGCCCAAT